GTAGGGGGCGGAGCTGGTGCGTCTTATGGAGGCGGCGCAAGCGGGGGGGATGTAAATAGTGCTGGCAGCGGCGGTGGCGGGTCACACGGTGGCGTGCTTTACTCTACTCCGGGCGGCACTGGCGGGTCGTCTTTTTTTGGTGGTAGTGGCACAGGCGGGTTTGGGGCCACGGGCGGTGCTGGCGCTACTAATACCGGCGCTGGTGGCGGTGGCGGTGGCGGGAACGGGGCGACTAGAGCCGCTGGTGGTGGCGGCGGTTCCGGCGGTTATGTGAGAAAGTTAATTGCATCCCCGGCAGCTACTTATTCTTATGCTGTTGGCGCTGGTGGCGCTGCTGGTGCTGGTGGTGATACTCCCGGTGGCGCAGGCGCGGCAGGAATTGTTATTGTTACGGAGTCCTACTAATGCAAACCTACGCAATCATCAAAGGCAATCTGGTTGAGAACATCATTGAATACGAAGTTCAACCGACTACACCGCCACCGGGTTTTGACGATGGATATATTGCTGTGCAGGCAGATAGAGTAAGTCCCGGCTGGCTGTATGAGAACGGCGCTTTTATAGACACAACGCCTCCTGCCGAGATTATTGTTTCGCCTCCAGTAAAGACGCTGACAGAGCAAATCCTTGCAAGCCCCGCTGACCTTGCAGCACTCAAACAAGCATTAGGACTCTAAAATGGCAACCATAGTAGACGGCACTGCCAGTGGCCACAACAGATACCCAAACGAATAACATACCGACTGAGTTGGCACCCGTTAATTGATAAATATTAAAGTATGAGGAATAATAATTTATGCAAACATTAAAAAAACTATATCGCGCCACATATGCCGGGGAAAACGTTATTACGCAATTGACCTATTCAAATAACGAATGGCTTCCCACAACTGAATATGTATCAAACCAAGTGTTTAATACATTTACAACCGGCCAGGCTATTGCGATTGGTAATGGGGAAACTCGAAAAGGCTTTGACCTGGCACATATTACCAATCATCGCGGCGGGATACTTGCAAAAAATAAATTACAAAGTTATGGTTGTAATGCACTATACAGAGATTTTACCCCGGACTTTCTGATTGCAGTCGGTGATACAATAATTAAAGAAATTGCAGAATCTAAATATACACAAGATCACATTGTATATGCCACCGGTGAACATATTCTTGCATATCCCAATGAATTTTATTTAATACCACAGAACGTAAGTTATGATGCCGGTGCATTGGCAGTATATATGGCGTGTTTTGATGGACATAAGAAAGTATTTCTAATGGGATATGATGGATATCACGGTGTTGGTCCTGTTAATAATGTTTATAAAGATACCAATGGATATCCACATAGCAGTGAACATCATGATGAAACATTTTGGAATTTAACTCTTACATCCATTATTAAAACATATAGTGATGTTGAATTTATTAGTGTGATGCCCACCCGAGGTTGGTATGCAAGCGACGCATTTATTCGCCTGGTAAATTTTAGACAAATTGATTTTAGAGATTTTATATTAGAAGCAGATATTGGTTAGTCTAATATTGACTCTAATGTTTTAATTTTCTTTTTAATAATATCAAAATTAAAACTACGCCATAAGCCAGGATGTAATGGCTTTGGATGATCGTTTAACTCTACCCAACAATATCCTCTATGCTCATCGTTAAGGGTAGGAACAAATTCTGATTCTATTCCCAATAGGAATGTGTAATATACAAATTTACGGTTATCTGCGGTAAACGTTTCTAACGGAATAAATTTAAAATTGGTATAATCAATACCTATTTCTTCTTGGATTTCTCGTACCAATCCCTGTATAACTGTTTCTTTGATTTTCATTTTACCACCAACAATTCCCCAGGATCCGGAATGCTTTGATTTGTTGCGTAATAGAAAAAGATAGCGGTTGGTGCTTTTACTATATATCAATGCTCCACAACCTTCTGTGTGCGTCTCGGACATTACAGCACCAAACTCCATTCACCAGATTTAAATAACCCTTCGTAACTCTTAACCCACGCTTCACCAGTCCACCGATATTGGACTGTGGTATTTAGATTTGATATATATTGTACTGCAGATTCTCTACTATCAAATGCCACATGCCAATATGTTCCGTTCCACTCAATTATATCATTTGCATTGGCCACTAGATCATTACCGGCAGCAGTCCCGGCCCAGGCAATTGCACTCTCACCAAGAGCATCACCAATTGGATTTAAAATTAAATATCGAGTACCCGCTGCGGGATCTAAAATATTACTATTAACTGTGACATTGCGCGGATCAATAATTGCATTAACTGGAGATAGAGTATTTGCTGGTAATGTTTGTGCAAACGGAGTAAACAGCAATTGTGTATCATCAGTTGGATTAAATGCAACTGTACCCACAATTTCGTGTGTACCATCCGGATATGAAAATGTTAATCTTGCTTGACTAATACCATTGGTAAGTGTACCATATATATTAATCATATTTCTCCAAGGCACGGTTTGCCCGTGAATTTCGTTATCATTGTTTTCGGTAGCAGTATCTTTGTACAAGGTTAGGGTGTTTCCTAAATACACAAGGTCATAGTTCATTGGGGTAAATCTTTGTCGACTCATTAACCCTTGTTGTCCATATATTATATCTGGACTTAAATCACCCTGGGCATCATATATGCTGGCAATAATTTGAGATACAACACCCATCTTTTTAACCTTGGCCGGCAAGCTAATCCAAATTGGCATTTCAAATGCCAATGTAACAATATCAATACTTTCCTCACCTGCTGCCGGCACAGATCTACTGGTATACGTTACATCGGTCAGTAATACCACACTTAAACTAGTCCAATCAATATAGTTATCGGTGCTCTGTATTTCTAATCCGGGATTAAACAATGGTAACATTTGTTCCAGTAATTGATGTTTTTGTTCAGTGTTGCTGGTCCATATATCCACTTTCATGGATAGTTTATATGGTGCCGGCATCATGCGTTCTACTGTATAAATGTTGTCCTGCGTTTGTGTATATTCTTGCGCCAAATCATCATATGTGCGTTCTCTGATACGCATGACCCCTTCATAGTATGGATTTTGCAACCGATCACGATCATAAGTCAATGCTGATATGTAAGTAGCAACAGCAGGAACAGAGTTTAATGTATTTTCGCTATTACCACGAAGTATCATGGCCGCTTGGCGACTAACATCTCCATAATATACTGGAACTGTTTGTAATGTGCGGTCGCCGGCCGAATCTTTTCCAAATTCAACTTGGAAGTTTGATAATATGCGAACAAATTGCATAACAAATCGTCGGATTTGACCATCATAAGAAAATTGTACTGACATTAATTATCGGCCTTGGGAGTTAATACACGACTCAACGGTTGGCGCTCATTATGAGTAGTACCATCGCCATCTACGTATGTATTTGTGTTATTTACGAAGCCACCACGCTGAGTCATATTATTTGTGGCACCCGGAGTTAAGTTGGTACGTACAGAATCTTCAATCTTGATCCACCTTGATCCACTAAATCTAAATAAACGATTTGGTAAGTAATCTAATCGCAAGTAATAATCACCTTCGGCTGGCGACATTGGAAATGCATCTCCGGCACCGGTAACTAACCCATTTGGTGCAATACCATCGCCAACCATGTAGCCAGCTATTTTAGATAACGGACTAGCAACACCACTATCTGCCAATGGTGTTAAGTTATCAGCCTCAATTGCAGTATTATCAGCAGTGATTGGAGAACTAAGTGGGTTACCTTCTTGGTCCAATGGTAATGTATAAAACTTGCTGGTATCATATCCGGATGTGGGTAAATCTACCTCAGCTTGTGCAATAATGGCACTGTTTATGTTTTGATATTTTGATAGGCTACTCAATATATCGCTGGTCTTGGTATCGGCAGTACCGGCCACAACCTGATTTAAAATATCCTTGTATTCTTGGCTATCAACTAACGGATTCAGTTTGACCCTCCATAGGTGTGGCCACCATGTTGCGCTAAAGCCCTCAGCAGCAAAGCTGGCATCACCTACTACATAATATCTTTTTAAGGATGCTGGAACGTCTTGGTTTAAAGCATCATAATCTTTTAAATGCTGTAACTCTAATACATCACCGGCAATTAGTTTACGTCCAATTTGGTCAACCATGTCACGTAAATGAAACACCATGAAGATTGTGCCGGTTTGTAGAAACAAACCAAATTGGCTTAAATCAAAGTCTTGGTCGGCACGTTGATATATCCCACGCATTTTATATACATCGTGGTCATATTTTCGATCACGATTTTCTAACCATAACAAGTCTTGAATATTTTGTTCGCTTTGGTTTGCATAGCTTGGTTTAGTCGCATCGGAACTGAAACCAATTATCGTATTGGTACCTATGGCCGCAGTGGTATTACCTGTTAAGGTTATACTGGTTGTGGTCATTGATGCTACCTTGGCACCAGCTGGAATATTGGATCCAAACACAAAATAGTCTTTGCTTACACCCACAGTATTGCTAAATGTTAGGGTTGGTCCAATGGATCCTTGTGCGGCACTGGTTGTTAAATTTGTGCCCTGTGTGTTTACACCCAGGTACTTGTTTAACATTATGCCGGTACCGCCAATGGTAAACATTTCGCTAATTCTGCGATCTATAAACTTATAATCGTTTGAGTGTGCGCCGTCTTTCCAAAGACTTAAACGTGGCATAGTAATTCCTATATTGTAGTATTTATGGATTTGACAAGTATACCATTTTATCATATAATAGCATTATGTCAACAAATCTTGAAGAGATGCAAACTAGGTTAGAGATTGTGTGGACTAGTATTATTAATTCTGAGCCCGAAACCCGCTTGGATTTAAAACGTATGTATAAGGCAGTTGAGAAGGTAAACATTGAGCTAAGTAAAGAGGCAATAAACTGCCGTCGTATAGGCAAAATAACCCCTAAATACAATGAGTTATTGACCAAATTTGACGAAATATTGCGCCATTTGGAGCAGTATGTGACTTTCTCCATACTAATTAGCAGTTGACCAGAAAAGGATTTTGCTATATAATAGCACTATTATTTAAATTACTAGTAAAGGCGAGACATGAAACTCAACGGTAAAACAGTAAAAGCAAAGGCCAAGGTGCATCGGAATCCGTTGTTTGCTGATGAACACTATACAGGTAGTGAGCCGGCATGGGATACCACTCGCGCCTCCGAGATGTCAAATGATCAATTTGACCACTTCCTCCGGCAAAGTTTTTATTATTACAATTATTTTTACAGTCAAAAGGATTGTAAGAAGTATGTTGCTGAATGGATGAAGAATCCTGAATACAAATTTACTAAAGACGACATCAGGGCATTTATGCGTAGTCCCGAGAAGGCATTGACCCCAACTGCCTGTGGTCTGGTCATGGCAAATCGTAGAGGTATGCCGTTTCGCGGTAGACACCTTGACTATATCACGGATAATATCCGCGCAGCAATCAACGAGGCCGAACCCGAAGTAACGGAAACTGTGAGAGGCGAAGTATATAAGCCTACTATACAGGACCGTCTCAATGAGAAAACAAACGAGCTCCTTGGCCAACTTGAAGGGCAATACGACGAACTAACAACCGATAAAAAGTTCGCGTTTAAAACATATGACTTTTTAGTGGCCAACAACGTGCCACAAAGCCAACTTACAAAATATGAAGAAGTGTTCCAATCAAAGTTTGATGAGCTCAAATTGGCATTTGAAAAACATGATGACCAATTGGTTGAGGGCTATAAACACCTTAGACTTGTGGACTTCAAACGGTACTTTGCATACATAGACCAAACACTGACCGACATCGAACAGTATCGCGGAATTAAAAAGGCCACTAAGAAGGTGCGTGTTAAACGTGCAGTAAGCAAAGAAAAGGTAGTATCCAGGCTCAAGTATGCTAAAGAGGACAAAGGGCTTAAACTTGTAAGTGTGAATCCCGCAGACATTGTGGGCGCACAAGAGCTTTGGGTTTACAATACGAAAACCCGTAAATTAGGCAAGTATATTGCAGCAGATCAATATCAACCCTTGAGCGTTAAAGGTACCAGCATTATTAACTTTAGCGAGTCCAAATCCACTAGCAAAACACTGCGTAAACCCGAGGAAAAACTACGCGAATTTGCCAAAGCCGGCAAAATTGAGATCCGGAAGTTTATGGATAACATTAAGGCAACCGAAACCAAACTTAATGGACGTATCAGTAAAGATATAATCCTCCTTAAAACGGCATAGGGTTCTTGTGTATGGTAATAAATATACTATACACAGGAATAACCAATGCCAACAACATACCCTAACACACCTGTATCAGAAACAGGCTTTGATAGTCATAATAATATAACTGGTAAGAGCCTCTTTGACGCAAACACCGGACACCAATCCGGTAGTCACATTGCATTTGACGGTTCAGTTCTGGATAGCAGTGATAAACAACGTGCTGAAATTACGGACTATGTGCGTATGCGCCTTGGTGATGGTATCGTGGATGTTGAACTAGATAAAGAACACTACGAGATGGCCATCAAACAGTCTCTGGTTAAGTACCGTCAAAAAGCACAAAATGCTGCCGAAGAGAGTTATGCGTTTCTACAGTTAGTGCCGGAAACACAAGAGTACATACTACCCCGAGAAATACAAACTGTTCGTGCAGTATTTCGCCGCGGAATTGGAAGTGTGACCGGAACCACTGCAAGTCAATTTGAACCATTTGCAAGCGGATATCTAAATACATATATGCTACAAGCCGGGCGGGTTGGCGGCCTAACGAATTATGAGTTATTTGTAGATTATCAAAAGCTGGCCATGCGTATGTTTGGTGGCTATATGAATTATACATTTAATCCTGTTACTAAAAAACTAACCCTGGTGCGTAAAATGCCATGGCAAGGAGCCAATCCTCCACTGGAGCAACAAGAAACAGTATTGCTTTGGATATACAATACCAAGCCAGATCAAATGATTTTCAATGATACTTACGCATTTCCGTGGTTACAGGAATATGCTTATAGTTTTGCCAAACGAATTATTGGAGAAGCACGTAGTAAGTTTAGCAGTATTGCTGGTCCGCAGGGCGGAGCATCAATGAACGGCGATGCACTTAAACAAGAAGCTGTGGCTGAAATGGAAAAGCTAGAAGAAGATTTAAAGAACTATGTCGACGGTAGCCAACCATTGACGTGGGTAACAGGATAAGTATAGTATGAAAATTACCGAAATCATTACCGAAGGCACAACAGAGATGCACCCCGAACACGAGGCTGCTCACAACGGTGCTGTGATTAGAGCACGTGACGTTGGTGGCTATGACCGTGTATACCACATGAATCGTTTAATGATGGCTATGGCCTGCGCCGATGGTAAAAGCACCAAACCAGTTGATAGTCCGGCAGATACTTGGTTTGAGAAGTACAATACTATTCATCCCTATACCCAAGAAGAAGAAAATATGGCTAGAGCCGCTATGAATACAGTACCAACTGACGGTAACGATGTTAGCACCGATCGTAAAAGTCGAGAACATGAGAGTGTGCACAAAACCAGCCCACATCGGAATCCAGGTCCAATTGTACTTAACCGCAAACCCAAAAAATAACTTGACTTTGTATTAAAAATATGTAAAAATAGCTTCTATACACTAGGAGCTTTTTTATGATTGTAGCAATCTGTGGATTTCAGGGGTCGGGTAAAGATACTGTAGCTGATTATTTGGTAAACTTCCATGAATTTCGTAGAGATAGTTTTGCTTCTACATTAAAAGATGCTGTATCAGCGGTGTTTGGGTGGGATCGAGAATTACTTGAAGGCCGCACAAAAGAAAGCCGGGCCTGGCGAGAAGAAGTAGATACTTGGTGGGCGAATAAGCTAGGTATGCCAACACTTACTCCCCGATGGATATTGCAATATTGGGGTACCGAGGTATGTCGCAGTGGATTTCATAATGATATTTGGGTGGCCAGTTTAGAAAACAAACTACGTACCAGCAAAGACGACATTGTTATTAGCGATTGCCGTTTCCCTAACGAGATTACCACTGTGCGTGCCGCTGGTGGGTTAGTATTGTGGGTCCAACGTGGTCCGTTGCCAGAATGGTATGCCTGTGCATTGCGAGAAAATACCACACATGAAGATGAGCAATATATACTTTATGACCATGACGAAACCATGGCTCAAAAGTATCCCAATACCCATGCCAGTGAATGGGCCTGGATTGGTACTAAATTTGATGCAGAGTTTGATAATAATGGGTCAATTAATGACCTGTATGCCAACGTTAAAAATCTGGTACAATAGTCGCAGGTTTCCACGGTAACTTTAAATCAATAAGTTCAATTTGACAGTTGGCACATACTGTTTTTAAATTAAACGAGTTTACATTCTTTAAATTTCCATCAACATGATACACAAACATCTGTTTCAATGATTTAGCTTTAAAGTTACATAGCTCACATCTATCTTTTTTCTTATAGCCGGACTTGGCCCACAGTGGCGGCAATTTTGGAAGTTTCTTCCCTCGCCGAATACATGCTGTACAACTATTGCGATAATGATAGACATCATCGCGAATATAGTTAACAGCCACGGGGTTATTGTGGCATATAGGGCATAGATCGCGTTTTAGCATACAGTATTTACTCAAACCTTTGCCAAGGCACCTACAACTACCCATATTTTAATCCTTTATAATAAATAACTTTAACATGTATTATAAAGGAAAAACACCATGGCACTAGTATCCCCAGGAATTCAAATTTCCATAAACGATCAGAGTCAATACGTTAACAGTAACGTAGGATCTGTTCCCCTATTATTACTGGCAACAGCACAAGATAAAACGTACAACAATGCATTGGCATCGGGTACAACTAAAGCAAATGCTGGTAAGTTACAATCATTCACAAGTCAGCGGGAGTTAGTAACTGCTATGGGCACGCCAACATTCCAGCTCAGTTCAGCAGGTACAGTTATTAACGCTGGAGAGTTAAACGAATATGGTTTATTAACCGCTTATAGCGCATTAGGTCTAGGTAATCAGTTATATGCAATTCGTGCAGATGTTGATCTTAACCAACTAGTTGGGACCAGTGTGCGCCCAGCAGGCAACGTAGCAGATGACACATATTGGTTAGATCTAGCCAATACAGAATTTGGTATCTATGCATTGAACACCACACCAACTCCGGACATATTTGAGCATCAAACACCCATACTAATTACAGATGCAAGTCAAGTATATAACAACAACGTTGATGCGTTGGGAAGTGCTACAAGTTTTAATGTACCAACCCCATTATCGTCTGTTGGACAACCGGGCTCATTTGCGTATGTATTCGTTAATACTTCAGGTACGACGGCAAATGCTATTCGTTTATTCTACAAAGCCACTATTGTGTCTGGTAACCTAAACAACACCTGGTTACAAGTAGGATCAACAGCCTGGCAACGTGCATTACCTACACTTCGAGCAAGCGTGGCCAGCCCTGCCTTAACCTTAACTTCAGGTGCAAGCACTGTCAGCATTAATGGAACCACAGTGACCTTTAATACTGGTACTGTGGCTGCATTGTCGGCGGCAATTAATGCTGCGGCAATTACCGGAGTTACAACCTCGGTGGTTGGAGGTCTGTTAACATTCTTTGTCACTAGTGCATCTATGAGTAACGGCTCAACAGTAAACGGTGGATTAACAATAGCCGAATCGGATGCTACAAATACTCCTCTTGTTAAACTGAATATTACCGCAGGTACTTATTGGTGCCCAATCTTTTTCAATGGTAACTACGCACAACAACCCACTGGTGGCTTTTTGAGCACAGATACACAGCCTCGCCCAACAGGTAGTGTTTGGGTCAAAACAACGTCAACTGGAGTGGGTTATAGTCCATCACTTAAAAAGTATAGCCAGGCATTAGATTCGTTCGTCCCAGTTTCAGCAACATTGTATAGTTTCTATAGCGATGCAATTAATGGCATTGATCCAAATGGTGGCGGTGTTAATGTTTCCAATGGTACAGTAATTTCACAAATTGGTGTAACGGATGGTACTGGAAATACATTGCGTTTTTCAGAACAAAGCACATTACTCACCGGCGAAATTGTATCAGCAGGTACTGGCGGCACGCCGGGCGTATTTACAGTGGGTAATAGTTTTACTATTGCAGCTACTCTTCCGGGAGCAACAAATACTGCACTAGTAACTTATGATGCTATTACTCTGACTGGAACCACAGCAACATCTTTTGTATCAGATATTTTAGCGTCTAATACCCCATATGTCACAGCAAGTCTTAATAGTAATGGTACCATTACTATTACACATACAACTGGTGGTTTAATCCAATTAACAAATGTAACCGGAACACCACTTACAACAGCGGGATTTGTTAGTGGTCAAGGTAGCAATTTTACTCTATCTGGTGCGGTTGTTGTAATTTCAAATTTTAATTTAATTACATCAAGCATAGAATATTCGTTATCTGCCCCATACGGCGCACCGGCCACTGATACATTGTGGTATTATAGCAATCCTGCTGATATTGATATTATGATCAATAATACTGGATGGAAAGGCTATAGAAATGGTGTAACTTCTGATGCGCGTGGATACGATTTAACAGCAACCGATCCAGCTGGTGTTATTGTTAGTGCCAGCCAACCAACAAGCCAAAGCGATGCAACGGTGTTAGTAGCCGGTGACTTATGGTTGGACAGTGGCGATCTAATAAATTATCCAAGTTTATATCGTTATACCGGTACAGCGTGGTTAGCAATTGATACTACTGACCATATAACATCCAATGGTATTATTTTTGCTGATGCACGTTGGGATAGTACCGGAACATCTAATGTTATTACCGATACCTTTCCAAGTATTGTAACACTGTTGTCAAGTAACTTTATTGATCAGGATGCTCCGGATTATCGTTTATATCCACGTGGCACATTATTGTTTAACACACGTCGTAGTGGATATAACATTAAGAAATACGTAGCAGATTATTTCAATGCCACAAGTTTCCCAACATTACCTGCGGTACCAAACGCATCAGGCTCGCTTCCATCAACTGCTGGTGCATGGGTTAATGTTAGTGGGAATGATACACATGGTGTAATGAAATCTGGATCTGCAGCACAAAGAAGTTTAATTGTTGCGGCATTGCAAAGTGCAATAGATAGTAATGTAGATGTGCGTGAAGATAACTACAACTTTAATTTATTGGTTGCTCCAGGATATCCAGAGTTAATTGATAACTTAGTTGCATTAAATGATGAACGTACCAATACTGGATTTGTTATTGGTGACACACCAATGACATTGGCTCCAACTACTATAGCAATCACAGCATGGAATTCAAATACAAATGGTGATGGTTTAGCAACAGCCAGTCCGTATCTTGCTGTATATTATCCAGCTGGATTAACAAATGATTTAGCTGGTAATAGTGTTGCAGTTCCTGCAAGTCATGCAGCACTTAGAACCTTCTTGTATAGTGATAATATAAGTCAACCTTGGTTTGCACCTGCTGGATCCACTCGTGGTTTAGTTGCCAATTTGTCCGATATTGGGTATGTTGATGTCACAACCGGATCGTTTATCCATAATGGTATTAATCAAGGTCTGCGCGATACATTGTATACCTTAAACATTAATCCAATTACGCAATTACCGGGAACTGGTTTGGTTGTGTGGGGACAAGAAACCAAGTCCGGTAATACAACATCGAGAAACAGAATTAACGTTGTTCGCTTAGAAAATTATTTAAGAACAATTTTCAAGTCAGTGGCCAATGGTTTCTTGTTTGAACCAAATGATACAATTACAAGAAGGACTTTAGCCACTCGAATTGAAAGCGCATTGCATGATGTATTGAGCAAGCGTGGGTTATATGACTTCCTGGTAATATGCGATACCAGCAACAATACACCAAGCATTATAGCAAATAATCAGCTGTATGTAGATGTAGCAATTGAGCCAATGAAAGATGTTGAATTTATCTACATTCCAATTGCATTATATAATCCTGGTACCGTGGCTGGCCTGGGTCTAACAAGAGGCTAGACGGGGTTTAACGACAACACAACAGTAGATAAATAATAGTAATAGGAGAATAATATGGCCGTAGCATCATTAAGTAATTTTACAGTACCAGTTGCATCACAGCCCGGTTCGCAGGGTTTGTTGATGCCAAAACTAAAATATCGCTTTCGTGCGACATTTTTCAACTTTGGTGTGGATAACACCACCACTGAATTAACCAAGCAAGTAGCGGACATTAAGCGTCCCAATGTAAATTTTAATCCAATTACTATTGAAGTTTACAATAGCAAGGTTTACCTGCAAGGTAAACCAGAATGGCAAGAAACTACGGTCAACTTCCGCGATGACGCAACTGGTCAAGTAAGCAAATTGGTGGGTCAACAGATTCAAAAGCAATTTGACTTCCTTGAGCAATCAAGTGCACCAAGTGGTATTGACTATAAGTTCCAACTGACATTTGACATACTAGATGGAGGAAACGGCGCCTCAATTCCTAATATTCTTGAATCGTGGGATTTAGATGGTTGCTTCCTGAGCTCGGTTGATTATGGCGATATGGCATACAACAGTAGCGAGGTTGTAATGATTGCATGTAACATCAAATTTGACAATGCTATCCAAACAGTTGGCGGCGGAGTTGGCACCAGTGTTGTAACACTAACACCCGGTTCGTCAGTTAACTAATTTAAATTATATATAAAACAAACCCGGCTTAGAAGCCGGGTTTTTTATGGCATAAATATTAGTATGGCACAAACAGTAATTAAAGATTATAAACACGCCGCTAAGATTTTTACAAATAATAATTTTAGGCTGAGCCCAAAGTTTGGATTTTTATATTACGTCGAATTTGATTTAAATCCGGCTATTACAAATTTAATACCAAATAATAATAAACAAAACTTTGCCCAAGAAATGGGTATGATTGTTAAGAGTGTGAGTCTACCAAAGTTTACGGTGGACACTAAATTACATAATGCCTATAACCGTGTGAATATTAGTCAACATAAAATTAAATATGAGCCGGTAAACATAGTGTTTCACGATGATCAAGCGGATACGGTCAGAAGTTTTTGGTATGACTACTATAGTTATTTTTATCGTGATCCTGATTATAATGATGCTACATATTCAGCTCAACACAAATATCAATCAAGACCCACATTTGAATGGGGATATAGTCCCCGCCCATTATATGGATATAGCGGAACAAATAGTTTCCAACCATATCAGTATCTGCAATCTATTAGAATTTATAGTTTATATCAACAGCAATTTAGTGAATACCAATTGGTTAATCCAATTATCACCAGTTTTAGACATGGTGATCATAGTGCCGCAGAAACTACAGGATTGCTGCAACATGAAATGGCAGTACAATTTGAAACAGTAAAATATTTTACCGGATCTGTGACAGAAAATACTGTGGGTGGTTTTATTGATCTAAATTATGACCGTACACCAAGTCCAAATTCTGCGGGCAAGAAGATTGGACAAGATGATGAAAATATAACAGATTTGGCAAATAGATATACAGCAGTTAGTTTTCGATCTCCGGGATTCCAACCAATCGCACCAGCCAATCCCGGTAATTATACCAGCTCAGCATTGGCCAACATGACAGGTCTGGCAGCAAGGACACCGACCAACAGCGGTGGAATGAATATTCCAAGTCTGGGTAGTTTAACGCAGGGTTTGACAACTTCTGCGGTGTTAAGTCAACAATTAAGGGCAGCAGGTATCAACATAGTAGGATCTGCGGCCACCACACTGACTAACGGAATTATTGGCAGTGTGGACAACAGTCTTGGTCCAAATGGAACACAGATTACTGCGTTGGCTGCTGCTGCGGTTGCTAATCCCAAGGCAGTAATATCCACGGTGACAAATATGGCAATTCAATTTGCAGTGGGTAAAACAATAAATTATATTAATCAATATGTAGCAGACACAGTGGCACCGGTCGTTGGTAAGTTTCTAGTAGATAATTTAGTGAAACCGTTTAGTGATAGTTTTAATAATTTTGCCGCCGAGAATTTTAGTATAGGTTTACAATCAGCATTGGATATTGGATATTATAGCCCGGGGAACACTATACCATTCAATCTCCCAGACCTCACCAAAGGCGTCGATCTCACCAATATAATAGGAGACTAATTTATATGAATAATCAAATCACAACAGCAACCAATACAACTGGACCAAATATATCGCATGAGTTCTCCAAAGCCGACGCACGAAAATATTTTAATAACTTTTATTCAATACCGTTTAATGTATCATCAAATGCTGATAGCGCAATTATATCATTTTTTGAACAGTATGCTGATAATAAAGCCACAGCAAAAAATCTAGCATCAGCGGTATTGTATACAGCAATGTCACAAAATTTAGATCCGTTGGCAATACTATCGCAATTTCAAGCACTACCCAAGGGACAACTAAGTCAATATCTTATAGCATTTTTAAATGTTAATCGAGCACCAACCAGTGTCATTGGGATTCGTGAGGCAGTTAAAACCAATCCTTTTGTGGCAAGAACTATATTGGCTTAACTATGGCCAAATATGCACAGGGCAAATTCCAACCACAATTTCCAAAAAAATATGTAGGTAATAAAACACCAACTTATCGTTCTTCGTGGGAATTTGTTTTTATGCAATTCTGCGACAATAATCCCAGTATATTACAATGGGCAAGCGAAGCTGTGCATATTAACTATCGCAATCCACTGAGTGGTAAAAATACGATATATGTGCCGGATTTCCTTATAGTATATAATGATGCACATGGTGGTAGCCATGCAGAAATTATCGAAGTGAAACCCAAAAAAGAAACCACACTAGAAGGTGCCAAGAATATACGAGACCAAGCAGCAGCGATTCTAAATATGGCAAAATGGGCCGCGGCCAAACAATGGTGTGCAGCCAACGGAATGACGTTCAGGGTGGTGACCGAAGATATGATTTTCCACCAAGGAAAGAAAAAATAGATATCCGCCAAATACTATACCAATAAATACGGTATGACTAAAAAATTGGAATCACTCTTTAATCTCCCGCCAACGGATGATCCTATAGATCCCACCGTGTCCGAAGCTACATCAT